TAGCATAACCATTAGTGCTCTCATAAGAAATATCATTAGCATAAGCAAAACGTAAAGACTCTGTTTCAGAACCAAGATCCACACGCACTAAACCATGCTTACCATTAGCACCCATAGCACACCATACGAAACGATCACGGGCAGTAAAATCAAAACAAGGCTGACTGGTGGTAACAAATAATGGACCATAAGAAAGAGAACCATCTTGATCTGATACAGTAGCAACACGAACACCCTTGCTGGTACCAATCATCATGTATCCAAGATAATAATAAATCTTATGAACAACCTCACCCGGTGGAAGTTCCGCTGCAGTAATAGCAGAAGACAAAGTTGGTAAAGAACCAGATGTCGTTATTAAAGTAAACTTTTGAATAGTGGACTGTGAACCATTATATCCAGCCACATAAATCGCTGGACCAGAAGAAGTAATACTGCTATAAACATATGCAGAATTAGGATGAGTATAAACAGCCGTAGGCATAGTGGTTGCTGAACCATTAAACTCATAAACAGCATTGTTAGCACACATAACAATACGTTCTTTAGTGTACTCCATCACAGCATTTGTAAGCACAATGCTTGGAGAAGCAAACATAGAAGTTGCTGGAACAGAATAATCATCAGATAACAACTTCTTATATACACGAAGTTTACCAGCACCAGTTAAATCATTAGTAACCCAATAAGCATAAACACCATCATCACAAATGGCATAAACTTTATCATCAACACCAGAATTATAGTCAATGAAATGTGTAAGGTTTCCAGAAGAATCAATCTTATCAACATCGAAACCATCATGGAATAGGACAGCATCAGTAGTAACTGAACCCACAGTATAAGAAATAGTTCTCAAAGTCTGATAAGAACGACCATTGGCACGCAAAGGGCTAGTACTAAAATGGTTAGGGGTAGTGTTCCTTAAAAGAGTAGCCTGACCCCTAGTCCAAACATCAATACCCTCACTGTCGAAGAAACGATAAGGAACCGTTTCACCAGAAGAAGGATCATAAAACTTAATACCAGAACCCAAATGGAAAGAAGATTGTGAACGCAGCCACCAACCCACAAGGGACTGCTCACCTGGTTCCTTAGAGGAATCAAACTGATCCTTACGGAACGGTGCGGTTTGCCTACGGTAAGGATAGTTATCGTTAGGGGCTAGGAAGAAAGGTTGACCACCGATAGCAACATCATAATCTTCTGCACTGTTTGTCCATAAAGCGGTAGTTGTAGGATTACCTACGTTGATGGGTATATCATTAGTGATATCTTTAGCCACAGTGCTCCTTTAATGGAAATAAAAAATAAGAAAGTTTTAATCCTACGCTAATGCAGCAATTTCTTCATCAGTCAAACCAAGCGCAGCCAACTTAGCAGCAGCAGAAGCCTTAGCAGCAGCCTTCGCCGCTTCTTCTGCTTCACGTTCTGCTTGTTCTTCAGCCCACGCTGCTGCTTGTTGGTCACGTTCAGCAATCTCTTGCGCCGTGAGGGGAATCTCGCTGACCTCCCCTGTCGTGCAGTTCACTTCAATGCGAGTGAGTTCGCTCATTCGTTTATCTCCTTAATGTCGTGGTCAATGTTAGTGCAATCCCAAAGATATGTTTCTTCATTGAGTAAGGCTTCAGGGTGGCATTGGGGTGGAGCGAAACCTATTCCGTCCCACGTAAATCCGATACCGGCATAGTTTTTGTGTAACGGTACGCCACCATATTGGTGTGTATTGGCGTGGGTGTTGTATGAGGTTTGGATCCATACGCCACCTAGACCGAGTTCATCGGCAAGGAATTCTTGTCCACGATGTTCTTGTTCGTTTGCAACTACGAGTACGCGGGTGACGATTCCGTTTTGTATTTCAGCAAAATGACTCATACCGCATACCTCACAATCACAATTCCAGAACCGCCAGCAGCACTTCCCCGCCGCCTGTATTGCTTGTTCCCGCAGTTCCGGCACCTGTGCCACATGTTCCTGCCCCACCGCCACCGTTGCCGCCATTACCGCCATACTGAGGGTTTCCACTGATGATTGATCCACCTCCGCCGCCACCTCCGGCGAAATAGTATGTTCCAGAAACATTTTGTCCCGTTGAAGTTGCAGATCCCCAAGACGAATAAGCAGATGATCCCGCTCCGCCATTTCCGGCATGACCGGCATATGCCACATTATCACCGTTTCCGCCTACAGCGCCCGCTCCTCCTCCGCCGCCGCCGTGATAAGCATAATCTCCGTTGCCTCCCGCATTTCCTTGACCTGCAGGGGTCGCTGAACCGCCAGTATTTCCGTTATTACCACCGCCTCCACCGCCAGAGGCTCCCGAAAGCCCATTGGTTGAGTTCTTGCCTCCGCCGCCACCGCCAGAAGCCGCAGTGGCAGCAAAAGACGAAGAAGCACCTGTACCGCCGTTGTAGGAAGTCCCACCTGCGCTATTTCCTGAGCCACCTCCGCCTACTGTAACGGTATAAGTATTTGCAGAGAGTGACTGAGATGTTAGAGCAACTACGCCTCCTGCTCCTCCGCCGCCGCCATACATACCACCTCCTCCGCCGCCAGCGACCACCAACACATCAGCAATCAAATTTCCGCCAGTTACGCTTAAAGACCCTGTGGATGTGAATACTCGATAATTGTAACCGCCGGAAGTGTAAAGTGTTCCACCTGTCACGACAGGTTTAGATATTTGAGAAGCAATAACGCCAGGCAGAATCATGCAATCGCACCAAACACAAGCCAAGTATCAGTAGCCGTCTTAATACATTGAGCAGCCTTATATTGCGCCAAAGTAGGAGACGCGGATGATGCACCCGCACTTGAAATCGTGGTCGTCCCAGGAGTAACCGCCGAGATCGTGCAAGTACCCGCACCGATATTCATGACCTGGATAGTTGTCCCGATCGCATACGCCACCGACGCATTCGTAGGAATCTTAAACGTATTAGAACTCGCGTTTGACACCGTAATAAACGCACCCGCATCCGAAGCAACCGTCACATACGCGGTCGTCGTTTGAGCGTTAATTGAGTACGTCACAACGGGCGCAGTCAAAGTCTTATTAGTAAGAGTATCTGTAGTGGCGCGTCCTACTAAAGTATCAGTAGACGTAGGCAAAGTAAGAGTACCAGTATTAACAATGCTAGAAATAACTGGAGTAGTTAACGTAGGACTAGTACCCAATACGTTAGCACCAGTGCCTGTTGATGTTGTTACACCCGTACCACCATTTGCTACCGGCAATGTTCCAGTAACACCTGATGTTAAAGAAAGTCCTGTAGCGTTTGTAAGTGTTACAGAAGAAGGTGTACCAAGTGCTGGAGTAACAAGAGTTGGAGAAGTTGCAAATACTAGTGAACCCGTACCTGTCTCATCTGATATAACACCAGCAAGTTCTGTAGATGTAGTAGCAGCAAGGGCAGACAATTTATCTGTAGTTGTAACAAGAGTTTTACTAGTAGGAATAGTTGTACCATTAACTGATGTTGCGGTAGCAACCCCCAGTGTTGGTGTTACAAGAGTTGGACTGGTATCCATAACAAACTTAGTACCAGTACCAGTTTGTGAAGCAATAGCAGTAGCAGCACCCACAGAAGTAATAGGACCAGTAAGATTGCTAGGAGCAATTACAGAAGTATCAATATATCCTTTAGTTGCAGCATCAGTAGATACCGTTGGTGTAGCAAGATTAGTTACCTTATATCCACCCATATCAATGGCACCAACCATGGTACCACCAGTCTTGGGTAACTTTTGAGAAAGCGCAGTAGAAATAGTTGTAGAATAATTAGCATCATTACCTAAAGCGGTAGCCAATTCATTCAAAGTGTCTAAAGCACCAGGAGCACCATTAATTAAATCAGTAAGTTCCGTCTGCACATAAGCAGTAGTAGCAATCTGGGTAGTATTAGTATTGGCTGCAGCCGTAGGAGCAGTAGGAACACCAGTTAATGCTGGACTAGCCAATGGTGCATAAGTACTTGCTGCCGTAGCGGTTGGTAGTTTAGAATCTAATTGTGTTTGAATTGATGAAGTAACACCATCAACATAACCAAGTTCGGTAGCACTTACTGTAGAAGAAATTGCTAACTTAGTCCAATCAATTCCTGCAGCAGTATTTATGTCTGCATTCATGATAGTATCATTAGCAATATCTGAAGATGTTACTGCGCCAGTTAAAGCAAGTTTGCTATAAGAAATTGCTGCTGCTGTATTTATGTCAGCATTTACAATAGTATCATTTGCTATCATTGTACTTGTTACAGTACCAACATCACTTGTCTTAACAAGAGTAGCACTAGATGGAATAGTAGTACCGTTAATGCTAGTTGCTGTAGCAACACCAAGAGTTGGTGTCACAAGGGTAGGGCTAGTAGCAAATACTGCAGCACCACTGCCTGTTTCATCAGTCAGTGCAGCAGCAAGATTAGCACTAGAAGGAGTTCCAAGGAATGTGGCGACACCGGCACCAAGAGAAGTAATACCAGTACCACCATTAGCGACAGGCAAAGTACCAGTGACACCAGTGGTAAGTGGAAGTCCAGTAGCATTAGTGAGAACACCAGAAGCAGGAGTACCCAACGCTGGTGCAGTCAATGTGGGACTGGTGAGTGTCTTATTCGTTAATGTTTGTGTAGCATCAGTTCCGACAACAGCACCACCAGTTGAAGAAGAAAGACCATGAACACCAGATGATGCTTCAATATGTGTATTGGCTTCACGGAAGTCACGACCCACAGCCATGTGACGCACCTTGGCACCAGCACTATGCGCAACACCAGTAGTGCTATCAATATTACGAACAATAGTAAGTGTAGTACTACCACCCGAACTGGGATAAATTACATCAACGATTTCTTCAAGCGAAGTATCCGGGTCAATGACTACAGTAAATGTTTGTCCCACTGCTGGTGTAACGCCACCAAGAAGTGCAGTAGAACTCTGCACAGTCATAGTAGTAGCAGTCGAGGTGATGGCAGAAGTAAGGGTTGTCTCCTGGGAAATGGAAGAATATAAACGTGTTGTCATTAAAACCTCGTGTAATGGATTCTAGTGGGGTAGGCGTCACGCAATTTGTCGGCTTCTTCGTTCAATCTTTGTTGATAAAGAGCAAGCAAGAAACGAGTAGTTGAAGCACCAGAACCGTACTGAATCTTAGTATCAGCCTGATCTGCTTCGGCAGAAGTGTAGTTCAAACGACCTGGATCAATAAATGTTGATAGGCGATATGCTGCACCATAAATAATAACATCTTTACAGGAAGAAGGGAGACCTGTAACTGTTTCAAAATTATCACCAGTGTTGTTCATTTTGATTGGTTTAGCAGCATAAGCAACACTTATTTTACGACCAGGAGTAATACGATCATAAATACCAATAGTGTTACCTGAGGCATATGCAGTATGGTTAGCCATAGGATCATGACGCCAAGACTTCACTGGTAGCCACTCACCACTGGGTCCCGTTGTTTGCCAGGAAACATTTGTAATCCATTGTACATCTGCAGGAAGTTCGTATGTAGTTTTTTGTGGACTATACGTAAGTTCAATATGGCTTACAGAAAACAAGTGAGGGAACGATGCATCAATTGTATCCTCGATAGCCTTCTTCACTGACTGCCTCGGGAACGTAGGTGCAATAGTTACCTTCGTCCCGGAGGCATGTTCAGCGGCAGTTGTTCCCTGATATCCACGACCATACGGTGGTACGTTTCCCGTTGATGAAACACGATCATAAGTATCAAGCCAAATCAGTTCATCATCAATTTCGATAAGACCTTTACCAATATTGGTGACACTAGCAAATGACAAAGAGGTTGCGGATGCGGAAGCAAGAGCAGTCAAATGTGTCGTTCGGTCTTGACGCATTGTATAACCAGCAAGGTTTAACAATGTTTCATTAATTACATCACCATATGTGGTAGCCACAAGGAACCCTTCTGAAGAGAATTATTATTTACGCAAACCGGCAGCGGCTCTAGCCTGAGCAGCACGCTTAGCAGCAACTTTGGCAGCAGCCTTCGCTGAAGCAAGTTCACCTCTAGTTACCACACCAGCAGCCCTGCCAGCGGTAGCCTTTTCTGCAGTCTTAGCAGCAGCGGTAGCAATAGCAGTACGATTCTTTGCAATAGCACCAGCGGTAGGGGCAGCAGTCTTAACTACCTTTGCTGCCTTTGCTGCCTTGGATGCTGCCGAAGCAACCTCTGCAGCCTTAGCACCCATCACTGCAGCACGACCAGCAGTACCTAAAGCACGAGCAACGCCGAAACCAGCACCGACTGGGATGGCGGAAGATAATGCCAATAAAGTGTCAGACAATTTACCTTGCTTAGCGCCTTCATAACCTACCTGTTGACGGGTAGCCTTAATGTCACCATAAGAAGTACGGACAGTAACAACATCAGTTGGCTTATATGGTGATGGCTTAGATGGAGCCTTAGGGGTACTTTGACCACTTTGGCTGCGAGGAACCTTCATATCACCATAAGAAGTTCTAAGAACGACAGTATCCCCACCGGGAACAGGAACGCCCTTCTTAGGGGCTTGAGGGGCACTCTGACCGACCAACTTACGATCAACAGTCATCTTACCATAAGCAGTATTTACGGTCGTCGTAGACCCCGTAGAAGCCGCTGGAGAGGCATTCGGTGGTGTTGCTGGGGCAGCCTGAGAAGAAGCCTTATAGGCACCCTGATAGGCAGACTTATTATCATAAGCCGAACGAGGAATACCAGCAGCAGCAGGAGCCTTAGCAGGAGCACTGACCTTAGCGGGAGCACTAGCCTTCACTGCCTTAGCAGCAGAAACAGACTTAGCCAAAGCAGCCTTCTTGCCAGGATTATTAGCAGCAACAATAGACTTCATTTGCTCAATATTGAAAGCAACAGTCTGATTCATTTGATTAGAAGAATCGGACTCCTCATAAATTTTTTCTCTAGCCATTACTTTTTACCCTTCTTAGCCTTAGCCTGTTCAGACAAGGCAATCGCTATTGCTTGCTTCCTGGACTTAACAACAGGACCCTTCTTCGAACCCGAATGAAGAGACCCACCCTTAAACTCATGCATAACCTTTTGTACCTTAGAAGTAGCCTTCTTCATTTCTTACCCTTATTCCTTGCACTAATAGCAGCAGCCTTTTTCTTAGCATCAGCCTTAGACGATGCACCCCACGCTTGGAGAGAAAGAAGGAGCCGAGTAGGTTCACCATTTGGTTTACGTTCAGGTCCAGGCATATTGCCCATACGTGCTAAGAAAGAGGCTCGTCGAGGATTGTCACCACTCTTCACCGGAGGTTTAAGATTATGACCCTCAGCCTTAGCAGAAGCCCTACCCTTAGCATTCAAACCACCCTGAGGGTTCTTACCTTCCTTGCGTTGCCATGCTGGTGACTTAGCCATCACTTGCCCTTCTTCTTACTCACAGCCATATTGTCAATAAGATTTGGGTATGGTCTACCAGCAGCCTTAGCCCTAGCCTTTGCTGCCGTCTTCTTTTCAGGAGTAAGTTTTGTAGACTTCTTCTTAGGATTAGGTGTATCCCATACCTTCTTCATTACTAAACCAGTCCCTTAATTAGTAAACCCATTTGGTGAAATATTATATTTCTTAGAAGCCTGATCCCTAGCCTTACTGATAGGAACACCAGATTTCATTAAACGCCTAAACTCATTTTCAGTCCATTTAGATTTCTGTTCAAAAGTAGAAGGAACTGGACTAGGAGTAACTTTTGGTTTAGCAGCAACCTTAGGGGTAGGAGTAACCTTAGGTTTAGATTTGTCAGAAGGAAACATTACTTCATGCCCTTCTTGAACTTGCTACCATATTCCTTCTTAGCCTCAGCCTTGCCTTCACCCTTCTCATGCTTAGCCATAGCCTTCTTGCTGGCATACTTCTCACCAGTCATCTTCTCGACAACCATTTTCTTAGCAATCTTCTTAGCAACCTTAGCCATCACAATCTCCTTTATACGTTAATAACTTTTTCTAGTGCTTTCTTTTCGTACTCAGGAGTCCCGTAAGGAGCCCCCACCTTCTCGCTAAGTTCAATAGACTTGCGAATCTTATTCATCTTCGTACCATCAGGTTGAATACCCTGAGCCCTAGCATCACGATAAGCCTGCAGTTCACCATCCCACTGCTTGTTAGTCATACCGCTAGTATTAGTACGAGCATCACCAGCACTCAACTGAAGACCCATGATCTTGCAACCAAAGCAACCATCAACATCAACAGGATGTGTTTCCCTATGTTTCATCCCTTGCTCGCTTTCGCATCCCCAGTATTAACTTGCAAACCCATAATCTTACATGCGAAACAACCATCAACATCCTCAGGATGTTCCTCTCGGTGCTTCATGTTTATCCCCTAAACAGTTTGAACCGTATAACCAGCAGCCTCCAAAGAAGCCTTCTCAGCAGCAGTGACCTCATAAGTCATGCCACCTAAATAATATTTAGTAGCACCCTCTAGTTCTTCCTGAGAAGCACCACGGGTCTCGTAATAATCCCCATCATAATTAACGACAGTAACTCCACGCTTTATTTTGTAACGATAATGCAAAACATTCTCTGCAGCAGGACCCTCATTAACAACAGGGGTAGTGAAGTAGTAAGCCATTAATTCTCCTTGTTAAAGGGGAGAGGCAGTTTCAAGGCTGCCTCCCCCCGTCAAACTATGCTTGTGGACGAACCGAAGAGGACGTCTCAATGCGCCAGAGAGCAGCCTCACGGAAGCGAGCCCAACCAAGAACACCGTACCAACCGACCGGACGGAAACGGTTCAACTTGTCGACGACGTTACCCATCACCATGTGTGGTTCTTCAGCAACGGCTTCAGCAAGCGCTTGTGCACCCAACACGTAAGTGTTGTAGACACGAGTCTGAGTAGCACCAGTACCAGAACCCGATTGGGTGTTGGTCATACGTGGAGACTCAATGAAGGTTACACCTTCCCATGCACCAATCTCGCCAGCGTAGAGGCTGGAGATGTTTTGGTACTCGTTTGGTGTGCGCCAAATGTTGTTTCCGGTTTCCGTACGGAGATCGTGTGAGACCTCAGGATGGAGGTAAGAAACATAGAACGATCCACGACGAGGAACAACATTCGCTGCACGCATCTTAGTGACAGCATGACGAATGTCGCGACCCTTAAGAAGGTCAGTCGTGGTGATGCTGGTCTTAGCACCAGAGGTAGAAAGAGCGCCACCGATTTCACGGATGTAGTTCGTTCCACCATCGAGAACAGCAGCAGTACCATTGTCAAGCGTTGCAGCCATGTTGTAAGCAACAATGTTAGCAATCGCAGGCTCAACATCAGCAAGTGAGAAAAGATCCAACTTGCGGGTTGAGATTACGGTACGACCGTACTCAGCGAGAGAAACTGGTACAGTCGTCGTAGCAGGAACTGCAACGAAGTCTGGATCAACAGTTTCAGTGAGACTTGCAGTAGAGATTGATTCATCAGCAAGATCTGCATAGATCTGGAAGAGAATGCTCGAACCCGGGTGGGTTTGATCTGCTACTTTCTTGTCAGCGATTGCACGAAATTGTGGGAGCGAGCGGAGTTGAAACTCTACAAGCCGATCGTACGCCTGCGTGACAAGGTTTGCACCAACAACGGTGCCTGCTTGCCCTGCTGGGAGGGCGGCAGAGGTATAGGCGTCAGCCATAATACCAACCTTTCAATTAGTGGTTTATGCTCCACCGAGAATAGCGAGAATTTCTTCAGCACTACTTGCGTTAGCAATTCGGATAGCAGCATCTTCAGTCTTATCTGGTGCCAAAGCATTATGCACAGATGAGTCCATACGCCGCATAGCAGCGATATCAGATTGATTGATTTCTACTTTAGGTTCTGGCTTATCATAACCGAAGACATCTCCGTAATTTTCCAGCCAAGTAACAATAGCCTCTTCCGAGGCTTCAACATCTGATGGGACAAAAGCGGCAATCTTAGGATTGACACCACGAGACGAGAACACGTCCCGCAAAATCCGCTCACGCTGAGACTTCGTTAACTCACCAAGATTTTGTTCAAGTTCCTTGATACGCTTCTTCTGAAGGCGATCAACCTTCCGAAGTTGCTTTACTAAATCGGTGTCGTTAGTATATTGAATAGATTGATCGACAGTATCGTCATCATCTTCATCATCCCAAGCGAAATTATCGCGGTCGTTGCTCATTGCAACCACTCCCTTTTCTTTGTCAGTTAGACGCACACCACAGAACAAGATGGGGAACCTTGCCTGGCTTGTACTACCGGATTCTTATACGCATACGGTGCCGGTCGACCCGCATGGATTCTATAGTTGACCTTCTCCTGCTCCAGTACCAAACGCACCAGCACGATTACCATACCTATAAGGCATGAACATACCGGACTGTGACTGGAACAGATCAGATTCATGTTGAGCCATTTGCTGAAGTTGGTCAGAACTGCGACCTAAAATAATTTGATTCTCAAGTTGAGTCTGCATCTTCAAAGCATCAGGAGTTCCAGTCTGAACACTGGCAAGACGTTGAGCCTTCTTACTCTCCGAAGCAATAGTGCTGTAATCTGTAGCAACCTTAGCCTGAGCCTGTTCAGGAGTGTATCCTTGAGCAATAAGACTGCTAGCCAAAGACTTAGCATTGACAGCACTCAAGCCAACACGACCAGCCTCAGCAGCCAAACCAACAGTTGCTTGACGTGACTCAAGTTCCTGCTGACCAATTGTTGAATCTAAATAAAAATTAGTAACAGCAGTACGAGCATCTTGACCAGATGTAGCATAACCTAAAGCAACAAGAGCATTAACATAGGCAGGGTCAGCATTGTTGCCTTTAACTTGAGCCATAGCAAAACGCTTACTTAAAGTTTCAACAGAAACATTGTTCTTCAAGTAACCCTTAATAACATCAGGTTCCTTAAATTTTGTAGAAATACCATAAGGAGCATACTGATCTACTAAAGCAGTGTAACCATTAATAAGTGGAATTAATTCACTTGCAGGTTTAGGTGTTGTTGTTGCAGAAATATATGGACCATACTCTTCAAAGTAAGGAGACTTAATGGAAGAAGGATTACCATTCTTATCAGTATAAGAAAACGATTCCATGTTATACATAACATCTGGAACACTGTCAATTGGAACTTTGTTTTGAATAAGAGTCAAAGCATAAGTTCCAGCCTTATCAACAAAACTTTTTGGAAAACCCGATTGTCTAAGAATAGATTGAAAAATTGCTACAGCATTAGTTTGTTCTTGAGTTGTAACAACTGTTTGAGTTACAGTTGATTCTGGAACATTGATAGATGGAAACGGGGTGGCTCTCCTATTTTCAACTGGCTCAAATGGTTTGGGTGTAGCAGGAATAGTTGATACTTGCGCAGTAGGTGTAGCAGCAGATGCAGTAGTTTTAGCAGTAGAAGTCGTTGGCGCTGCAGGAACAACAGCATTATCTGTTGTCTGCTGATCCAAATAATTTGGTGCTCTCATTACAGTCCAGCCCCTCTACGAATACTCTGAGCAAGATTATCAAAAGTACTAAAAGCATCAGAAGTCTTAAGCCAACGAGGATCACTCATAATCATACTATCTGCCTCTGCAGCAGTAGCAGCACGGAAAGTTCCACTCTTATCTTTAACATTAATCATATTAGCCAAAAGAGGATCATCATTAGTTAAATCAAGACCACGCTTAGCAACAATAGATTTATATGGAGAAACAATATCCGAATAATTCAAACCAGCCTTAAGGCTAGAAGCAGCACCAGGATGAAGTTGAGCAGCCTGATCTCTAAACTTTTGTAACTGATCTGAAATCATTTGCTTTTTAGTAGTAGGATCAGTCTGACCAATAATAGTAGCAACAGTATTAGCAAGAACATTATTATCAACAGAAGGAAGAAGATTATCGGCAGCACCCTGTTGAAGTTGCTTAATAATATCACCGGCTTCACCATGAAGATTGTCATCAAGTTTAAGACTCTTCTTCAAAGTATCAGCAATCAACTGCTGTTGAGCATCGGCTTCAAAACCAGCAGTAGTGACAGAAGTACTCTTAGAGAAACCTTTTCCTGATACGGTAGAAGTGGTTGTAGTTGAAGCCTTCTTAGTGGCAGCAGCATTATATCTATCAGTAAAGTTTTGAATCTCAGACTGAGAAGGACTATATCCAAAAGTTTTATAGAAAGCATCAGACAACATTTGTTGTCCCTTAGCCTTATCAATCAAACGAATTGCAGTAGAAACAGTTTTACTAAAAGTAGGAATATTAGAAGTTTCTTTTATATCAGCAATCTTAGTA